TAATTGAGAGTGTTGTACGACATCGTTCCCCCTTCGGAAGAAAGGGCCAGGTTTCCCCGGCCCTATCCCAATCCTACGCAGTACCCTCGGGCGGCGAGATGAGCTTCTCGCTCGCGATGGTTCCGGCATCGGCGTTATCCGCAGGCTGGACGCGCAGGCCACCGACGAGGGCGAAGCCCGCCTCGATGGTGCTGGACGTGCCACGCAGCACGACGACACGCAGGTAACGCTCACGGGGCTTCACGATTTCGACAGCAACGATCTCATCGCTCGAACCAACCGCAACGCTGGAACCCTCAAGGTCGGCCATATCCGAACCATCCGAAAGGGCGCCCTGCTGAACCTTGATCGTGTTGTTGGAGGCAGCGGTGCCGAACCGCACCAGGAACAGCACGCTCTCAGCGCTCGCGGTGTCGATGACGTCACCGTTCACGTTGGAAGCAGCCGCCGAGGTGTAGGCAACGGCCTTCTTGATCTGAATCTCGTTGAGAAGCATCGTTCCCTCCTACGCAAGCTTCACGCGCTTGAACGCTTCAGCCAGGACAGGCTGCGCGTCGAGCTTGGCGCGACCGATGAAGCCAACCTGCGACGTAGCCGCATAAAGCTCCTCAAGGCGCTGCATTTCCATCTGCATCGAGTCAACGATCCAGTAGTAGTTGAAGTCACCGATGATGGCGACGTAGTTACCGCTGGTGAACGTGTTCGGCGCGTTCTCGTCGAGGACGTAGGGAACGTCAACGAGCGTGTTAGGAATACCGTTGAAGCCGGGGTTCCAGATGTACACGCCGTTGCCGTCCTTGAGCTTACGAGCCCGGACGAGGAAGTCGCGGTGGAACAGCCAGCGCAGGTTGGGCCAGTAGTTGGCCTTCATGCTGTGCTTGATGTCGATCAGCTCGTCGGCGGTGAAAGCCGTCGAAGAAGCCGTCTGGCTGTCGCGCGAGGTCGGGATGCCCTGGTCGCTGGCCGTGAACAGGCCGAGCGGCTGCTGAGCGCCGGAACCGGTCAGGAACGCCTTGTTCTCCGAGATGGCGAACTTATAGGCCAGACGGTCCATAACGATCTGCTCGGGGTTCATAGCAGCCTGACGGAGCAGGTCACGCGAGATGAGAACACGCTTGGTCAGGCGGTGCGGGGTCAGCGAACGCTTCCCGAAAGCCATCGAGGTGTCCTCAGCGATGGTGCCAAGCTCAGCCGTCCAAGCGAAGTCGCTGGGGTCGGAGTCGAGGGTCGGCACGCCCAGCGAGGCAGCGCCGTTCACACGGAACTTGCGAGCAAGCTGGCGGATAGGGGTGGCATCGTCAACGGCCTTGAGAAGCTCGCTGAGCATCTGCTCGGGCACCACGAGGTAGCCGCCGCCTTCCAGATTGTCCATCTGGAGAACAGCCTTCTGCTCCATCGGCAGGGCGCCGAGACCCTTCGACATCCAGTTCGAGAAAGCCTTGACTTCCATAGAAGCGTTGGACGCCGACGCATTGCCAACCAGCGAGGGTCGGGCAAGCTTCGTCTCAAGCTCGCTGATACGCTCGTTCAGAGCGTCAACCTGGTTCACAGTCTCCTGGACCGACGAACCGAACTTCTTCGCCTCAGCCAAGGCTTCGTCATTCTTAGCCTTGAACTGATGGAAGATATTCTGCATTTCAATATGCAGATCCTTTGCTTCCATTTCAGCCCTCCTTAAGAGCCGCACGCATCTCATCGAGAAGCGCAATCATCGCGTCGTCTGCCTTGCGCGGCTCCATTGGCTTGCGAGTGGGCTTGCCACACATGTCGCAGTACAAAGCAAGTTTGCGATACCTGTTACCACAGGCGTCGCATTCCATATCTTCTTCGTACTCGTCCATCGGCTCCCCCGGCTCCTCACCTTGGAGTGCTTCCAAAATGCCCATGGCGCCCATCGCATACTGGTGAATTTCTGCGATTTTCTCCTTGAGCGACATCATCATATCATTATCGAGCTGCTTGATACTAGTAACCTGAGCGAGTTCATTAGCAGGGAAAGTCACTAGGCTATACTCCATCAACCGGACTTCCTTGAGCTGCCGAACTCGACCGGCCAAGTCGTCCTTGATCACCTGATAACCGATGCTCAGGCCCTTCAGCGCTCCCTGCTTGAGCAGAGAATACGCCTCGCGACCCATCTGCGTGTCGAGATTAAGCTCACCTTTGACCAGCAGACCGTTCTGGTCCTCGCGAATCGCTAGCGTAACGCCGATAGGCTTGGTCTGGTCGTGCTGCCACAAGATAGGCACGCTAGGGTTCTCGGAAATGGTCTTTCGGAACGCACCAGGCATCACGATGTCGCCGTGACGGTCAACGTTGTTGAAGATGCTGGCGTATCCCTCAAACTGACCGGCCTCATCAACCTGAACGTCACTAAGGCCAAACGACTTAACTTCCACCGCTCGCTTATGCTTGTGACGCGCTTCGACGTTAGGCGCGTCAGCCTTTTCGCTCATAGCCTTCTCCTTTGAACGATCAAGTTCCGCTACCTTACGCTCCGACCACGCACGGCCTGCTGCTCCGCCCCAGAGCAGGAACGCCACATAACCAGGTGTGGGAGGATTCTCCCATCCTGGGCGCTTATCGACGGCGTGGCGAGCATGCCACGCCCTCATCTTCCGAATCTTCTCCTCCGACGCGGCCTCGCCATTAGCCATTCGACGAGCCCATGCCACCGTTTCAGGCATAAGCCCATCGCCGCTATGGCCTTCCTCGTGAAGTTTCAATCCTCGGCGCAAAGCCGAACGAACGCCTTCTGGCGGGCTGAGATTGACTTCCTTAAAGCTCAACGGTTCCATCAGTACCCACCTGCGGCTGAACGTCGTTACCCTGCTGAACCTGACCCTGTGGCGTAAGCTGGAGAGGTAGCATATTGCTAGGCGTGACGATGACATCACCCTCTGGCATCTCTCCGTATCCAGTGGCTTCGCGCTTCTCGTTGACGGTAAGCCAGTCTGCTGTTCTAACCGTCTCGTAGAGGCTCTTACGATCTTCCGTGAGGGCCTCGATACTGTCTCGGTCGTAGTCCAGACGCAAACGCTCGCCAAACTTCGGGACGAGCCAGTTGTTGAGATCGTCGCGAAGCCGGTCGAGCATAGGTAGCACCGTCTCGGAGTACAGAGCCCGACGCGCTTCCCTGCGGTTCTGATACGTTGCCGCTCCAAGTCCAATGATTTCTCCCGGCACACCGAACGCAGCAGCAATTTTTGCCGCAGTCCATTTGCTCATCTCCGTCATAGACATGGCCTCGGGACTCAAGCCCATCTGCTTCCAGTCCAGCCCACCGTCGAGGACCATCGGCTTACCCGCGTTGCGCGTGCCGGTGTAAATCTCGCCAATCTGGTCTTTCAGACGCTGAAACTGCCTGTCGTCGAGCTGCTGCTCCGTGAACAGCGCTCCGGAAGGCCGTGCGGAGTTCTGAAGGAGTGCCACCTCGAAGTTGGACAACTCATTATCCAGGTCGATGATTCTTGCCGCTGCTTCTATGGCGCTGAGGCCGTACCAGTCGCTGAGCGGATGGAAAGTCTTGATGTGAAGTACCTCAGACGTTGTGAACGTCACGGCTTCAGCACCGGCGCTGTATTCGTAACCAGCGACACGGTTCATCATGTCAGGGATGACCTTCATCCGGTCTGGACGAAGTGTATAAAGTTCTCGAGGCGGTGCGCCTTTCGGACCTACCGCCTCGATGTAACTATTTCCAGAGATTAGCCAATACGAAGCAAGGGCTTCGAAGAAAGTTCCTCCGCCCTGCTCCGGATTAGGTCTAGCCAGCAGCGTCAGTAGGGGGTGTACGTCGATTTCTCGCACCTTGCCCCTGCGACCAGTTACTGGCCCCTGGTACAGAACCCAAGGTACGCCCGCGATAGCGCGGCTGATTTCCTGAACACAAGCGAAGACCCACGGATTTCGTGCGTAGGCCTCACGCGCAAAGTTGTCGTAGCGAGCTGGACTCCACTGCGGCTGGCCCATCGTCAGGCCAACGACTGCACGGGTGGTACGGCTTTCTTTCTTGAAAATATCTAAAAAGCCCATTTACGCTCTCCCGAAAAATAACTATACACGATGTCTAGTGATCTGCACTATACTCATGCATTTTTACAACTCTGTGATATGTTTCCGACCAGTCAGGCCGAATCACCGAGTAACCTGCCGTCTCCATCGTGTACGTTGCGCCAGGATACTTCTCTACCTCTTCTATGGCGGCAGCCCTGGCCTGCGGCTGCGACTCGTGTTCAACAATTCTATCCGGGGACTTCATTCAATCACCGTAATTCTCGGCTCTGCGCCAGCCAGCATTAACTCAGTCATACCCCAAACCAATGCATCCATCCTATCAGGTGACTTCATTCCTGGCTCCCAGGTGCACATCTGGTCTTCCAGCTTATGAAACGCACCAACGTGATGCACCTTACCCTGTTCGTACAGAGCGCTGATCGGCTCAGCTCGTGCCATCTTACCGCGAGACGCACGCACCAACTTAATTGGCAGATTCTTATCAATCGTTTCCAGGACATATCGAACCATGTCGCCACCTTGGTTCACCTCGGCAACGATACGGTCTGCCTGATGTCGCTTCATGGCTTCTACCGCCGCACGGCCCCACTCATCCGGCGTTCCCTTCACCGAGCAGTCCTCGATGACGTATGCATGACCAAACTCGTCTTTTCCGACCACGATGATACCCGTCTCGTCGCTCTCGTCACCCGAGGTCACCGCCGGGTCAACCGCAACCACGATACGCGCCATATCCATCGCCTTGCGGACACGCGCAGCATCAATAATCTCCCGGTTCCACAGCGCACCAGGATTGTCATCCAGATCGTGGCCTTCCAGTTCCTGACGACCGAGCCGAGTTCCTTCGTATTTTGTAATGATGCTGCTGAAGAACGATGCCGCGAGATTCGCACGGTTATCGTATGTACTGCCCCTCGTGATGATTACTCCAGGCTGATTCTGTATCTGCTTCATCAACGGCGTCGGGCGCGGGGTCGTCGTCGCCACCACCTTCGGATTCTTCCCGAGACGCAGACCGAACATCATCATGTCCCAGGTATCCGGGTATCTCCAGGAACCAATCTCGTCACACCATGCCGCCCCGTGCTGCGGACCACGCAACCGCTCCGGCTCATCCGCCGAGTACATGTACGCCACCGAGCCGTTCTTCCACACGATACGGCGCTTCGACGGCTGATACTCCGGCTTGTCCCACGGCGGACTGATCGAAATCAATCCACTATCCCCGTCCACCATAACGTCTCGAACGTCAGCAGCGGTTGGCCCAATTAACGCAATACGTCCGACTTTTTCTTTTTGCCCGCGCACCCACTCAGCACCGACCCTGGTCTTACCCCAGCCACGGCCTGCTTTTACCAGCCAAATCGGCCAGTCTCCTTCAGGCGCTATCTGCTCAGGACGCGCCCAAAACTCCCACATGTACGTCAGCTCAGCGGCTTCCTCTTTCGTCAACCTCGATAAAAGCAACGTCCTCTGCTCGGGACTTAAGTTTATTAAACTCTTGCTGGTCAGCATTTTTTTCTACCCCCGAACCAATCATCCCCGAACTTTTCTCCGAACCCAGCGCCAAGGCCTCCGCCATCGTCGCTAACTTCTCCATCAGCGTACTTCTATGATCCACTTCGAGATGCCCACTGACCTCAATCTTGTGATTCTCTCGGTACACCTCGGGTCTATGACTTTTCAACAGGAACATCAGCAACTGATCCGATCCGTCTTTCGCTCTCCTCACTGCCTCAGTTTCCAACGAATCTATCGCATCTGCCTTCGCATCATGGAACGCTTCCAGGAACTCTGGATCTTTGTCCAGCGCACTTCTTAGCTGACCCCTAGATACCCCGGCAACCATTATTGCTTGACTTATGATCCCGCTCTCTCTGAAGGCATCTAAGAAGAGTCTCTTCCATTTCTCATCCCTGGTCAT